ATTTCTTCATCATCAGCATTCTCAGCTTCATCTTCATTATCTGAATCTGGCTGTTCTGACATATCTTCTGATTCCTCTTCTGTAGGTTCCATAACATCTTCTTCAGTTGCTACTTCTTCCTCTTTTTCTGACTCTTTAAGCAACTCATTTAGTTCTTGCTTCATTACTGAAGAAAGTATACCTTTTGCGTTTTGCTTTACCGCTTCTTCAAGTGTATTAACTTGAAGTAATGCTTGTTCTAGAATAGATTTTTCGGTCATCTTTTTTAATTTATTTACTATATAAATATACACATAATCAAAAAAATCTACTTTTCAATATTGAAAAGAGTGATTTTTTCTCGTTTTATTATTATTTGCTTAGAAAAGAATCTAGCCTACCCATTAGTTTTTTCATTCTATCTTCAACAATAGGCTTTTCCTCAACAGTCTCATTGAATTTATCCTTGTCGCTAATATCTTGAAACACATAAGCGCCAGGTGTAGATGGGGAAGAAACTAAATCAAAACATACCAATTCAAAATCATCTTGAACAATATTTTGTCCTTTGATTTGTTTTAATGAACCAACACCTCTTGATGAAATACCTAATGTAACCCCGTTTAAAATTAACATAGCTGCTTGATCACCTTTACAGCTAACAATGCCCATTTTTCTCCAACCTGGAGATGTTAATATTTTGATTTTACCCATAAGGGTTTTACCATCCCACCATGTTTCTGTAATTGTGTGAGATACTCTATCTAGATCGATAAGAGAAGAAGATGGGTGATTTAATTCGTTTAGTGCAGATCCCTTTTTTATTATTGTTTGGTATTTTTCATTTTCCCTTTTTAAAAGATTTTCAGGGTAAATTCTACCATTCTTATTTGGGGTATCGAATTTTTGTAAAACAGCATACAGAATAAGATCCTGATCGGTGTCCTTATTCTGTATTTCTGTTATTATATTTTTGTTTTTATAATCTTCGGGTGAGATGTGTCCAGCGTCGTATTCTATTAAAATCCCCTTACCCGTTTCATTTGGTCCCAATACTTTCATTTATTGATATATTAATATACCATATAAATACAAGCATTTTTGAATCAAATCTTACATTTATTAAAATTAAATAATGTTTTATCAGTTAAACAGTTATCAATCGACGTTTGAATAAACGTTTTTAATAATGTTTTGATATTTTGTGATTTAACGTCAAAAAAATTATCTACAAATAAAGTTACTTCTAAGTTCATAAAAGACCTTTTATCTACTTTTATACCTTTTGTCCTAATATCAAGATCTACAATACTTTCTTTTTTGAAATAGCTATTGAAATCATATGACCTAATATGCTCTTTTAAAGTTTTTCGTGCAGACATTATCGTTCTGTCAAAATCTAATTCTTCATTTTCAGGAGCTACCCAAGCATTTAATTTCAAATAAATGGTTTTTAAATTTTTATAATCTACGGTACCATAACCGATTTTTACTTCTTTATAATCCCCTAAAGGAATATATTTCCCAATTTTCATTAACTTTTACATAATTTTTTTTTATTTTATGGTGTAGTATAATAATAAGAAAAAAATTTTAATTTTCCAAAAAAGTGGGTTATATTTATTCCATATGATAATAATTGATTTAAAAAAAGAAAAGAACCTAGAATCAGCACTAAGAACTTATAAGTATAAAGTTCAAAGAGTAAAACAAGTTCAAAATTTAAGAGAAAGACAAGAGTTTGTTAAACCCTCAGTAAAAAGACGTGCTGAAATTAATAAAGCTATCTATGTTCAAAAAAAGAAAAACGGTCTTGATTAATTATCAAGACCATTTCTTAGTTCTATTAATCTAAAGTAATTTAATCTAGAGGTTTCTTTATTATTAACCTCTTCTTTTACCTTATTTAATTTATTATTCATTTCACTATCTGTAGATTCAGTTAAAATAGACTCTATTTTCGAATTAATATTTTCCTTTAATTCGCTTGTTTTTACAACAATATCATCATTAGTCAAAGACATTATGTTTTTAAATTCAACTTGCTGTTCCTCACTTAATGTATTACCATAAAGCACATTAAAATTGTTTGCTAAAACCCCATATAATAAATTCTCATTCATTGTGAATGGTACAGTGTTTTTTTCTTCAGTGGAAGCTTGCTTCTTTTTTGTTAGGTGTTCTATTAATTTTTTTCTAGCAATTACCTTATTTTCAATATTAGACAATGTATCTTGCGTAAACAACTGGTCTAAAGATTCATATAATTCATTACCCTCAGTCTCAAATTCGCCTAGTTTTGCGTTTAATTCCTCACAAAAAACCAAAAGCTCATTATTGATAGATTGACTATTTAATAAATTCTCAAGCCCCTCAACATATAATTTTGCTGTTTCTTTATCTTCAATGAATTTGTTTTCCATTTCTTCATAGAACAGATACATCTCTTTGAATTTTTTGTTTTCAGTTATTGATTTAAGAATATTCTTTAATTCAGTTTTATTCTTTTCCCCGTAAGACTCTGTTAATTTTTTTATTAACTTACTTTTAATGATGCCAATTTTGCTCATTTTTATTGATTTAAAATGTCTTTTATTTTATTTTCTATTTCATAAATATTCTTCTTAGCCTTCTCAAGATCAAATAAATCTGAAATATCTGTACTCTCACCTAATAAATTATTAATTTTTATTTTCCTATTCTCACTTAATGGTTCAGACGCAGCGTCACCACCTCCACCAGACGGAGATGGAGGAGGCATATCCATACCACCTTCTTCACCACCTTCCGCAGCTGCTGCATCTAATTTTTGTCTTTCTTCTTCCGGAATACCGTATTTAGAATCGACTTCATCAAATATACCAGATCTAGGAATAATTTTAGCGGTGTTAGTTAATTCAGTACCCATAGCTCTTTCCAAACGTTGTTGTTGAAGATCTAGGATAACTTCATTATCACTCATACCTAAAATATTTTTCTTAGCCCAAGTATGTGAAACTGGTAGAATACCCACTTGAGATTGATCTGATGTTGCATCTTTATAAAGCGTAACTTTTTCTTTCCATTGTTCAATCTTTAATAGATCTGCTTGAGATGATGGATTAGTTAAACCTAATGTAAAGTTTTCTAATTCATCTTCTAAACCTAAAAGATATAAATGTATTAATGCAATTTTGTTTAGCTCTTGAATTAATGACTTCTGAACTCTATTAATTGTTCTTGCAAAACGAATATCCATCAAAGCAAGATTCTTACCATCACCAACAACTTCTTCAAAACCTAAAAATGCTTTAGGTATACGAAGTGCTGCTAATAGTTTCTTTTGAATGTATTCAATATCGGCGATCTCACCTAAGTTCTGTGCTCCTGCTAATGTCTCAATTGGACTAGGTGCTGCTGGATCACGAACAGGTATAAAATAATCTTGATCAATAGCCATTTGATTATATCTCATATCCACTTGGCCGTTCCTTTGATCAACTACAGTATCTCTTTTAAATTTACTTGCAACACGTTGTACGTATGCTTCAATGTCTTTATCATCCATGTTACCAACAAACACTTTAAACACCCTTCTTTCTGGTGCTCTTGATGTTCTATAAATTAACATAGCATCTTCAGCTAAAAGTAATTGTTTCCAAATTCTTCTAACTTTATCTAGCATGGATGTACCATAAGGAAGTTTTCTATCATCACCCAATAATCTAAAGTGAGCAACCTCCCATGATTGGAATTCCATATCTTTATTTGTCCAACTAAAACGTAATTCTTTAATTGGCATTTTTATTTCACCCTGGTTTGGTGTTCTAGTCTTTGCACCTTCCCATCTTTCTATTTCAATGTTTGGTAATTGTTGACAACCAATAACCCCCTTTTCAGGATCACTTTTTAAATACACAAAGTTGTCTCCATATTTGCATAGGTTTCTAGCCCACATTTGTAGGTTAGTGTTAATATCTAATCTATTCTCAAATAAATCAGTTAAAATATCTTTAACTCTAGTAGATTCTGAATAAACACTTAGTATTGTTCCCTTTTCAGATATTGTTGTTGATTCTTCAGAATAAATGTCTAATGCTGCTGAAATTTCAGGAGTAAATTCCATTGATTCAAAATCATAATACGCAGCTAATCTATTTGGTTCATAATAAACTGATTGATTATATAATGAATTATCTAATTTCGCCCACTTATCAAAAAGAAATTGAGATTGTTGCGCCTGTAATTTAGCCTTTTCAAATTCAACTGGATCATCAGTTTTCAGTAATTCTTCTCTAGAAAAATTAAATGATGGTGGGTTTATATCACCTCTATTCTGAAAACCAAATATTTTGGTTAATTTTTGAAAAACGGTCAAGTCTTGATTTGCCATACTATATAAATACTATTCTATTTAATCTAATTAATTTTTAAGGATTAATCAACCCTTTTTTTTGACCCAAATAACCAAGAATATTGTGTGTACTGTTCCTTAGCTGGTATATTTGATGTTGATGATTTTGCATAAGGAGAACTATCAACTTGCATCATACCAACTTGATCAAAAGATGACCCATATGAATAAGCGGTATTTTGTGGTGCTTCATACGTTCTTTCAGACATAACCCATGATTCTAGCATAGCTTTATTCTGTTGTTCGTTTCTTTTTAATTGTGTAAAAGAAATATCTCCAGCATACATTGCAATCGCCATACTCATAATCCCGTCATCATGAGCACCCTTCATGTGGTTAGGTTTACCATTTATGTAAACAAATGTGTTTAGTTCATTCAATAACCTATGTGATCTGATAATGAAATTATGTCTTAATTGTTCCTCAAAACACGATACGATTTGGGTTCTTTTATTATTGAAATTTATACCAGGTATTTTTTCTAACGCTTTGTGGTTATATTCCCACATATTTTTAGTGTTAACACCATCAATAAATAAATCTTTATAATTCATTTCTTGTAGCTTTCTTGATGTTGCTACACCCATACCCCCAGTAATATCAATAACAATAAACGCATTATATAATACACCCCATTTATATGCAATAGAGGCTAAATCGTCTGGTGGTATTTTACCTATGTATTCTAATACCTGTTCTCTATCATCAAAATCAATAATATTGATTGCGGAAAAATCTTCACTATCACCTCTACTAACGTCAACACCCATAATATATCTATGCCCCTCTAATGGTTCTTTCCATTGCCATAAAGTACCTTGCATATATTTCTCATTAGGTGCTTTAACCATTGTCTTGGCTATTTTCTCCATAGTTTCCGAAGGTATAACACTATCACCAGATCCTAAGAAATCACATTCAAGTTCTTGAGCGATTTTTCTCTTATCATACTTGAATTTTTTTGACATAGATTCGAACCAACTTGAATATGGTTGATACCCTTCATCCATGTATTGAGTATATTTTGTTAAATCATATTCTGGATCATTTAATGTTATTTCATCATCATTATATTGTTCTCTATTCAACATATAATGTACAATATCTGGGACTTTTAACCATTTTAGATCTTTAGTATAACGTGGATCTTTAAACCATCTTAAATCTGTAATATGAAAGTCGTTAATACCTCTTATTGCTTGTTCATATACACCATAATAAATTGGATCGTAACCGTTTGGTGTTGAAATCAATATAATCTTACCACCGGTAGATAAAGATGCCATAGAAGCCGCCCAGAAGTCTTCACCAGCCTCAATATACGCAGCCTCGTCAAATACAAGTACTGTAGGCGTAAAACCACGAAGAGCATCCGCGGATGTTGCAACGGCTTTTACTTCTGATCCATTATTTAATCTAAATCTACTTTCCGAGTTTTTATCAGGTGAGAATCCAACGTTTAACCATTCTGGCCACTGGTCTAAAAAATGACGAACTTTATTAGCCATTTCAATTGCTGTGTCTCTTTTGTTAGCAATAATCAATACCCTCTCCGGATTTTCTGGTTTTGCTAATTGTAGTTTTTTCGATAACCATGCAGCTGTTACTGTTGTAACACCAGCCTGTCTATACTTTCTAGTGATATTTTCGTTATATGTTTCGTAATCTTTTAATAATTGAATCTGATCTGGAAACAATTCGAGCGGAACATATTTCTTTTGAGTATTATCATATGTTTGTAGATATGTTCTCAACGCATATGGTGTATCTTTAATTACACGTGCATACTCTTTTAGTTGTTCTATTTTGTTGTTCATATATATAAATATAAAAAGTGGTCAATTTTGACCACTTTAATTTATTTAGACAATCCCACGTTGGTGCCTCGCAAAAGGTCGTCTAAATCATCGGGACCGTCATCGTCGTCATCATTAGAGCCATCGTAATTGTCATCATCATAATCTTCATATTCCTTTTTTAATAAAATTGCTTCTCGCATAATTTCATTAAACACTTGAGTAGCTAATCTATTTTTTGATTCGTCTTGACTTACCACATTAGAAATTATTTTTAAAAACTCTTTTGCTGGAATGTCGTAAAGAATTTTTTCAAACCAACTAATTAAACCTTTGTTTTCGTCTAAAAACATTTCATCTGGTAACAACATGCGTAACTTTTCATATAACTCAGGACCCATTCTCAATTGAATTGGCTCGTTACTTAATACATCTGTCTGTCCCATCACCTTTTGTGCCATTCCAGGTTCTTTAGGTAAACCATGTCTAGCTGTAGCCTCTTTTATACCCTTAATCAATTCGTGACATAAAACAGGAAACATTGTTCCTTTAGCAACTATTTTTGTGTCTACTGAATCATCTCCTTCATATTCACCCTCATCACCGCCTCCTTCAGAATCTGGTTCATCTAGAAAATTTTGACCGATCACTCCCGAACCAGTTTGACTCATTCTATCTATCATTTCATCCATTGTAAAATACATGAAATCCGTGATTGACATAACTCTTCTATATAATGGATAAAGTCTAGGGTCAATTTCGTCTAATTTTGATTTTACTTCTGGTTTTTCGTAAATATGGTGTGCTTTTTTAGCTGCACCTTGTACGATTGCATTGATAATATTTCTTTTGTGTTTCTCTAATTCTAATTTTTCTTCTTGAGTTAAATCTTCAACATCAAATGAAGGTATTTGAATTCCAGATTCTTCGTCATCATTCTCTTCATCGTCAGTTTCTTCTTCAGGTGAATATCTAAATTTTGAAGTGTCTATACTTCCAGTTTCATTCAAACTAATTTCAAATTGATACCAATTAGGATTTATTTCAGTTTCATCAATACATGCTTGTAGAGCTAATTCTTTTAATGCTGGAATATGATTATTTTCAATTCTAACAATTTGAGAGAATCCAGACATCATTTCGTTAAACAACATACCCTGTACTTGTTGAGAACTTAAGTCTTGAATATTTGTAACTCTTCTTAAATGGTCAACAATTTTCTTAAACCTTGCGCCAATTAAACGTTCAACATCCTGAGGACCTCTACCCATAGCTGGGTTTGAACCGTATAAACTATCTGGACTACCGGCTGTTCTTTCCAGGTTAGACCCCATCCTTTCTGGATAGTTACCATAATCTATAGCTTCTTTAATTTTTTTACTTTTCATTAGTTATTACTAAAAATTTTGTTAATCATGTTAATTACCCTAGACTTCGCTTCTTCACCACTAATCTCCTTAGCCTTAGCTTTTGGTACAGGATTAGGTAAAGGTTGTTTTTTGGGATCTTGTGGTCTTTGTCCTGGATGTCTTGGCTTTTCTCTTGTTGGTCTATCTGTATCTGGCTTAGATGGTGCTGGTTTAACATCCGGCTTAACATCTGGTTGTGCCATATCAAACTCATTTATAAATTCAGGTAAATGATCAATCATTTCTTTCTCATATAAATTAGAAGATTCATTAACCTTTTCTTTTACTAATGAAACCATATCACCTTTAGTAACTAAACTATGATAATTAGAATTAATAGTATTTTCAACAAACTCATGTAAATTTTTGAAAACTGGTTTTACCTTTTTAGATTTTCTTAATTGTCCAACTGAGATTACCTCATCTTCTTTAACTTCCTTAAATTTTATTGACTCATTTGTATCTCTATTATACCACTTTTTATTCTTTTCATTCCAACGATAACCTAAATTCATGGCCGCTTCAGCAAATCCATCATCGTCAAAATCTTCACTACCGTACTCACCATAATTCCATCCCATATCAGATAAAGCATTGTATAATTCCTCATCAGTTTGTCCATCATCTGATTTAGGTGATTTTTTATTAGCTTTCTTTTTAGAACTTTCTTTTGCTTCAATATCCATTTCTTCTGAATAAGTAACAAATTGTTGTTTATTTTTTCTTGCTAAATCAATGGCGGGTTTATTAGCCGCTGGAATATTCAAGACAGATTCTGCCTCTTTAAGAATTTTAGCAGCAAATTTCTTTAACTGATTGTCATTGAATTTAACTAATGTCTTTTCTGAAAAACCCTCTTTGATTAGTTTTTCAATTGTTTCCGCTCTATTCATTTTAATTTAAAATTTATTTCTTCGTTAATTAATCTAAGCCCTTTAGTTGCTAATTTAGTTGTTACACTTTCTAATTCTTCAGCAAAATGAAAAGAAATCCTTATAGGTCTCTCTTCAGCCTCCATATCAAAAGCTTCCCATCCTAAAGCAACAATCCCATCAACAGCGTCGATTACACCAAAATAGTCAGAATTTTGTACTAGTTCAAGCTTTAAATCACAATTTTTTAATAGCCCAACTAAATCGATACTTTCTATTTCTGGTGGTATTGCTCTACCTGCAGATGGGATTATGAACCACTCTTCTACTAATGTGTCTGGATCATTACCAAAGATAAATTCATATTGTCTTTGGCCCTTATAGTCTTGACCCAGTTCATTAATATAGAGTAGATACATTATTCAAAATATTTACTTAATGTTGTGTTGATACTTTCGTTTATATCATTTAATTCAGGGGTGATATCTAATTCATCATGCATCATCTCATCTTCTTTTGAATCGCTTGATTCTTCATCAGTATCAAAGAAATAAAATTCACCCAAATCTTGTTCTTCCTCTTCAGGAGATTCAAATTTTGAATTCACCAATTCTTCTAATTTAGAAATTCTTTCTGCTAAATCATCTTCAGGTGTTGGCTCATCTTCTGCAGATGGTTCATCACTTGGTGCCGGTTCTTCACCTGCTACTGGTTCTTCAGTTTCATCTCTATCGAATTTTTTACCAATTTCCTCAATATCGTCCTCTTCTAATTTGTCAAGGTCAACAGCAGAAATGATCATATTCAAAACGTATTTGATATCATCACTTTCCATTTTAACTTGCTGATCCCTTAATTCTTGTCCAAGTTTTCCTGCAAATTTTTGGATTTCCGCCATATAATCTGATCTTTTACCTTCTTCAGGAGACATAGCTGGTTCTTCACCTGACATTTGTGGTTCATCAGCAGGCATTTCTGGTGCTGGTTCTGGTGCTGGTTCAGTATCGCCGGCTGGAGGTAATGCTGGTGGCATATCGTTTACAGCATCTTGAGGCATTGGAGCCTCTTCTTTTGGCTTATTTGGCTTTAAAACATATTTTGTAACTTCTTCATTCAATTCTTGAGAACTTAATAGCTCAAGTCTTTTCAATGCTTCAGCATATGAAGTAAATCTATTTTTATTCTTCATAAACAATCCACCGATATAATCTAAGGCTTGTTCATTTAGTCCTTTTTTCACATAATAACCATCTTTTTCTCTAACAATACCATAAACACCATTAGAACTCTCTTTTACAAGTTCTGCATTTTTAGTTTGCTTCGAAGATGATGATCTTTCGTTATAGTAGGCTAACTCAAGGATTCTCCTCATTTTTTCGTCTCCTTGTAGCTTTTCGCTACCTATAGGTTTTAAATCTCCCATTGTAATAATATTAAAATAAGCTTATTCTTAATCAATAAATATTGAATAAAAGGAAAAAAATACAG